TGCATTTCAACCACAGGTTACAAGCACTATGTCATTCACAACTGTAACATTTACATCTGATGTAGGTAAAACAATCTTAAGTATAAGTGGTGGTTGGAACGCAACTCAATTAGTTTATGTTGATATTGATACTTTCCAAATTGAAGAGGGTATAGTTGCAACAGCATATGAGCCTTATCAAGAGAGTATAAGCTATATACCAAAATTATGTAGCCTACCAAATGGAGTTAAAGATGAAAGTGTTGAGGGTAAATTGATTAAGAGAATTGGTGAAAAGACATTAGTTGCAAGTGATATAACAGAGTTATTAACTTTAACAAATGTTGATATTGTTAGAATGAAACTTACAGATTTTAGTCACTTTAAATGGGTGGATGTTTCAGCCACTACAAACTATAATCAATTACTATCTGATAAGTATTCTTGGGCTCCATTTTCTGATGAAGTAGTAAAAGTTGGAACATTTTATTATAGTAATACAACATGGTTTAACTTTGTAGTTGCAAAAGGTGCTTATGCATCCTTAGCAGCAGCACAAGCAGCACTTGTAGGTACTAAAATAATCTATGAGTTAGCAACACCAATAGTTTCAGACTTAGTAACTCCATTGACAGTATTTCCAAAGGGTACAATAAGTGTAGAATCAGATAGTGAAACTACAATACCAGAATTGACGTTGAGATATCCTATAGACATTGCAGGAGTTATTGAAGAATTAAATGATGGGGTTAATCAAAATAGTAAAAGAATTAATGATTTGAATGACAAGTTTACTTTACATTCAGTAGATGCATCAATAAAAGTAACACACAATGTTGCTCAAAGTATAGCAAGTGGAGCAGTACCAATGTTAGCTTTTAATACGGAGATATTTAAGGTCAATGTTGCTCATGATAATGTTGTTAATAATTCTCGGTTAATATGTACTGTAGCAGGCAAATATCTTATTCATGGTAAAATAGAGTATGATGCTAATGTTGATGGGAGCCGGGCAGTTGGTATAAAACTAAATACAAGTATTGACATAGGTGAAGTAAACAGAGTACCTAATTTAATTGAGAGAAGCAGAGTTGAAGTAGTTGTAATTTATAATTTAAACGTTGGTGATTATGTTGAATTGTACCCATATCAAACTAGTGGTGGTTTGTTAAATATTACAACAAACATTGATTTTTCAATGATAAAGGTGGGGTAAAGTGAAAATAGAATATATAAATGTAAATACAAACAAAAGAATAATTTAGGAGGTATATAAATGCCTATAACATTTAATGGATTACAAACAAGTATCTTAACAGGGGGTGATTCAACATCTATAGGGGTAGTGATACTCCCAAGTAATTTTGAAAATCACAAAATAAGGGAGTCTTGAAATGGAATGGGAAAATATATTAGTGATTTGTGCAATTTTAGGTCCAATATTTACATATGTTGGCTATCTGAAAGGGGTTAAGAAAGAGGGAGAAGCATCTGGAGAATTAAAAACAGATATAAGTTATATCAAGAAAAACATAGAAACTATTTTAGTTGACCAGAAAAATGGTTTAAATGAGCAAAAAGAGACTAATAGAAATTTTAATGCTTTGAGTGAAAGAGTAGCTAGGATAGAAGAAAAGGTAAATGCACATTTAGCTATTGATAGTATTAAACAAATAATGTAGAGGAGTGAAGAAAATGGATATTGAAATGTTAAAAGAATTTGTAAAACCAGAATTATTAATTTTAGTTCCTGTATTGTATTTGATAGGAATTGCAATTAAAAGTACGCTGTTAATAAAAGATAAGTTTATACCTTTAACTCTAGGTATAATAGGAATTGTCTTAGCTGTAATTTGGATATTAGCAACAGAAGAAACAACAGGAACACAAAATATATTTATGGCAATATTCACGGCGATAACACAAGGTATATTGTGTGCAGGAGCAAGTGTATATGTCAATCAATTATTAGTGGTACAGCCAAAAAGGGAGTGACTTGATGCGATATCTAGTTGGGTTGGGTGATGGACATGGGAATGATACAATGGGGAAAAGAACCCCATTGTTTCCCAATGGTACACTTATGAAAGAAAATGAATTTACAAGCGTGGTAGTTAATTATATTAATGAGTTGTTAAAACCTTATGATAATGTAGATGTATTTTTTATAGCATCTGAAAAAAGGGATACATCCCTTGATGAGAGAGTTGCAAGAGTGAATGAAGTTTACACAAGAAATAAAGAAATATATGATAAAATGGTTTTGGTAGATGTTCATGCTAATGCAATGAAAGATATTTGGAATGATATTGCTAATGGAACAGCAACATTTTATTATCCCGGAAATGAAGTTGACAAAGTATTCGCTCAAGTAATTCAAAAGAACTTAATTGCAAAGACTGGATTAAAACCTCATAGGGGTGGTGTTGTTGAGGGTGACTTCCAAATAATTCGTGAAGCTAAAGTAACAGCTTGTCTTTGTGAATGTGCTTTTATGGATAACTTAGAAGAGGCTAAACTTTTGATGACTGATGAGTTTAGACGAGCCTGTGCTATAGGTATTGTTAATGGTTTATTAGAATATTTTGGGATTAATCAACCTACAAAGGAAGTTGAGGAAACAACAATGGCAAAAGTTAAATATTCTGTTACGACAAAGGGAACTCATCAATTGGAGGGAAATCCAGAAAATCTAACCTCGGTGATTGTAGACAAGAAAATATGGGATATTACAGATTATACTAATTGCATAAATGGAACGTTCTTTTGGTGGGATAATACAGGGAAAACATATTCGACAAGTCCATTAATTATTGAGGGGCAAATAATTCAAAGATTTTGCAATCATGAACTACCACAATCAGTATTTGTAATTTATAAAGACGGTTCAGTTTCAATGCAAAAGGTAAAAGATGTTTATTTGCTGAAGAACTTAGCAGACATAAGAATGGCAATTGGGGGTATTGGATTAAGAAATACTTTAGATTCCACATTTAAATACAATCCTGCTGGTGAGGGTTTTAAAAGTCCTTATGATGATGTATTAAGGCAAACTAATAAAACTGTAATAGGTTACAATAAAAAATTGCACAAAGTGTATTTGATGACTCGACCAAACATAATTCATAAACAACCTTGGTATAAGGCAAATCAATATGATTTATTGAAACTTGTTAAAGATTGTGACTATGATATAGCACTTTCTTTAGATGGTGGTGGTTCAACATTTATGGATGCAAATAATGAATATGTTATGCAGGGTGAAAATGATAGACGTATTAATAATATAATAAGATTTAGACTATAAAAATAGCACCTATAAGGTGCTATTTTCTATTGCTTGTAATTGTTTAGCTTTTTTCCTCACCCACTTATTATTTAGTGGTAAATCATACCCTGTATTACCATCAAAATCTTTAAAGGCTTTGGCAAATACCACTTGTTCTGATGTCTTAGGATATCTTTTTTGTAATGCTACAAGTTCTATTGCTATTTTATCCCACTGTTTATCACTAATCAAATTTGTACTCATATTATAGTATAAACAACTATGAACCAATAATTGTAATCTTTTACGTTGTATTTCTTCAGCAACTTTTAATTGTTTTGGGTTATCAAACTTATCATACAATTCAAAAGGGTTTTTCATATATACCTCGAAAGTAATAAGGCAAATAAACATGCTAACTGCCCAACAATTATACCCAAATAAAAATCTCTATTACTCATATTTCTCTTGCCTCCATTATACTCTCAATTATATTTTCATTATTTTGTAAACTTTCTAATATTTTTTCATCAATAGTCTTACACTTCTTATGCTTTGCTACTAAAATGTAATATACAACACTACGAGTTTGATTTGGTCTATGAACACGTTTCCTCGATTGTTTCCAAGCGGATAAAGAAAAATCTAAAGAATAATAAATACAGTACCTTGCACGTGTTAAGTCTATGCTTTCACTACCTGACTTTATTTGTGCAATTAAGACTTTTGTTTTACCGCTTTGCCACTCAGCTAAGTTATCAGCTTTTCCACTTACTTCAGAAGCTGTAATTTTTAGTTCCTTACATAGTTCGTGTATATTATTAATATCAATTCGATACTTACAAAATATTACCAAAGGCTCTTCAGGGTCAAAGTCTTCCATAAGTTCTTTTAATGTGTTAATTCTTGCTCTATCAATTTCTTCTATTTTCTTTATTTTTTCTGCTGTGTCAATTGGTAAATAGCCACTGCATAATTGTTGTAGCCTTAAAATGGATGATAATACATTTTCAGCAACAACACTACCATCTTTAAAGATAAGACAACTTTCTTTTTGAAATTCAGTATAATATTTCTGTGTCTTACTTGGTAAATCAAAATCAATTAAAATATCTTGTGTAGGTGGTAATTCTAAGTCTGAGGTAGCTAAAAATGCACAACTGAACATTTTTTCGTGTAGTTCATCTAAGTTCTTAAAAGGTTCTTTTTTATCTAAAAAGTTTTGACCATAAACAAAATTTGCATATCTGTGTTTAAAGTCATCATATCTTGTACCAAATATAGTAGGGTCTAAAAATCGGTATTGTGCATAAATGTCTAAAGGTGATTGTGCTAATGGTGTACCAGTTATTAGATATCTATGTGGTGTACGCTTACCTATTTGGGTTAAAAACCCTGAACATTTACTACTTGGTGATTTTATTCTATGGCTTTCGTCACACATAACAGCATCAAATTTTGTTTTTAAAAGTTCTTTCTTTAATGGTTCACGCCACACGCTATCATAGTTTATGATTATTACACCCTTGTTGCTCCCCAGATTGCCCCCAGACAAAAGATTTTTAACCTCTGTACACTTTCTCTTTACATCAAAATCTTTAGTGTTTAGGACACAAATGGTGGTGTCATAAGAGTGTTTATCAAACTCACTTTTCCACACATCCATAGCCTTTTTTGGACAAACAATAAGAACCCTTTTGAAGTTCTTATTGTTTATCAAGTCTATCATAACTTTTGTTTTTCCTGTACCCATATCTGTGTAGAGTGCAGCAAACTTTTTATTACCTAAGTATTTTAAAGCTTTCATTTGATGTTTCCAAGGCTTAGTTTTAAACCTTAATTTCATATTTATCCCTCACAACTGTACCAAGTTCCATGAAACTGATTTTTATAAAATACGTCTTCATTGTTAATTATTGCTTTTACATCATCTATACCATAAGCTACAAGACAGTAAGCTCCTGCTTTTGCCCAACTTTTTAAGTTAAGAATTTGAAGTTTTGTTGGTTGGTAATTATGGTCTGGTGATTTTACTTCAATCCTAACACACCTACCTCTCCAGCAACAATTAATATCAGGTCTGCCTGCTTGGCTTATGTTACCACTAACATTCTCAGCCACACAATTTGGTAAACTATTAAGATATCTGAGAATATTATTTTGTATAGTTTTCTCTATTGCCATGGCTTATGCCCTCTACCACCCAATATTGGTAAGTTCTTGTCATCAAGATAATAATCAGCATACACTTTTCTAGTATCGTTGATAAACATCTCCTTAACCTCATCAATATTTGTATTTACAGCATCAAATTTTAAATCTAAAACTTCAGTACAATAGTTTACAGCTTTACTTAAGTTTTCTTCTGGTGTATTATCATCTCTACATGTCCATAATACTGTTTTCCAACCTTGTTCTTGTAACTTTTTGACTCGAAGTACAATATCCCATTTAGGTTTACCAATATCTGGAAACTCATCTTCAACTAGAGTTCCATCAAAGTCTACTGCTAGTATCTTTGGTAGCTTTAACATATTGTTTTTTGTTGTCATTATCTACTCTCCTTAAATCTTCTCTCATATGTCTTGCTAGCCATAATTTTACCCAACCTTGTCTATCAACTGCATAGTCATCTTGGTAAATATCAGGAAATTCAGGTTTCATGCTTTCCATTACAGTTCTTCTACAGTTTATTAATTCATCATATGTTTCTAGTTCCATTGGTCTCTTAAAGTCTTCTTCAAACCATCTTGAAATAGACTCTTGTACGTTTCTTCTTTCAGATAATAATGGATTTGCTACTATTGTCATATATCGTACATACAAGTTTGTACTTACATATGCAAAGTGTGCCCATTCTTTTCTACCTTTTTTAGGATTATGTGGGTATGGAACTGTAACTTTAACCTTTACTTTAAACAAAGGTTTATTTGGTTTATTTAAGTCCATCAGTACTCACGTTCCTTTCATATAAATGTAGTGAACCAGCAATATGAGTATACTCACCAATCCCTACACCAAGCTCCATAGCTAATAAAATTTGTAAAGATGTGAAACTAAATATATCATAAGGAAAACCTAACCATATATCATTACTACGCATAAATGTTGTAGCGTGTAATTTTCCCTCACGAATATGGTATTGTAATGCAACTGTACATGGTGTATCTTTTGTAGGTTCACAACTTGCATCTTTAATATGTATTATTGCTTGCCTGCTATTTGGGTCTTTAGTTAATAATTCTTTAATATGTAACCATTGATTAAAACCAAATTTCTCAAATATTCTATACCCATAAGCTGAATTTAAAGAATAACCATTATCAGATAATTCATTCCAGTTTGGTGAAAAATTTTGTATATCTTTTAGCTTATTACTACCACTCATATACCAAAGTAACTCACCCCAAGCATATCTCATAGGCATATTTCTTATTTTGCTTAAACAGATACCACGTGTTGGGTCAGCAATAACTGTTGTAGCATTTATGATTTCACCAACAACCGCACCTGCCCTACTTTCTTGTCTAAACCCATCCTCAGCTTGTCTTACTAAAGTTTCATACCAAATATCAAATGCTTCAGTTGCTGTTCCTACACATATTAATAAATCTTTTGCTATCATTTTCTTCCTCCTGTTCTTATTGTGCCTATAATTAATACTACTAATTCAGCTAAAAGAGTTGCAAACACTCCTATAGCAAACATTGGAATATGAATTGTCATTTGTTAATCCTCCTAATCTTCAATACTTAAACCACATTCTTGATTATCTCTTGGACACCGTGAAATTGAAACGCAATTTGCCTCTTCTTCACAATCTCTACAACAAATATAATTATCATTTTTAGGACATTTCTCTTCACAAGCCATTATTGTTCCTCCCCAGTATACCAAGCTATATATGGTACAATAGATTTATTAAGATAATGTTCGTAGTTACCTATGATTTCTTCAATAGGCATTGTAAGTTTTTCATCTCTCAAGGATAATCTATCTTCAATTTCGTTTGGGGGTGCTGTTACAAATATTATCTTAACATTGTTTCTTAGCATTTCAATTTCAAGCTCTTCCAAGGTGTACTCAGTTAACCAGTTACTATTGTATCTCTCGTTCTCTGTTTGGTATACAAATTGTCCATAACACCATCTATCTGCTATTATATTTCTATGTTGAGCCATTTCCATGATTCGACAAAAAAAGTTGAAATTATTTGGAGTTTCTGCGGTACAATGTATTACTTGTGCATCCATAATCTTTGCTAATTTCATAGCAATGGTTGTTTTACCTGCACCATCACAACCCTCTAATACTATTAATGCCATATTATTTATCCTCCTTAATCTAATGGTTCAAAAGGTACACCACATTCACCACTTAATAATTCAGCATGGGTTTGCGTTATTATTACAATTGAATGTGGGCAACCATATTTGTTTAGAAAATCAACAACTGGTTGACAAACTTTCTTAAATTCTTCTGTTGTATATAAATTCTTATCCATATTATTGTTTTACCTCCTAAAATGGTATGTTATCTAATTTCTTACAAACATAAAGTACGTTTTTACAATAGTCAGGTTCACAGAATGCACCTAAAACGGTTGAAGAAAAATAAGTATTAGTACCAAAAGAATTATTTAAACATTCGGCAATTTCTGCTAATCTTTTCTTTTCACTCTTAGGTATCTTACTTACATTTACACCAACACCATGAGAACTTTCTAGCACCAAGTTATTTTGTATTTCCTCACATAGTTCTATATAATCCCATTCGTAAACATGGTCTTTTGGTAACTTGCTTGAAGAACCAGCACTGTTTGGTGTGCTTAGTAAAGCTGTACCATTTTCATTTAAAACCCTATTTATTTCACCTAAAATTGGTGCTACAAACTTAGCTTGTATATGCTCAAAAGTTTCAAAACAAATAACTAAATCAAAATAATTATCCTTTACTCTCATAGTTGGGTTTGTAGTCAAATCTTGTGATATTAGCTTAGCATGCATAGTATCTAACATAGACTTTCTTCCAATTCTTGTTTTCTCTAACATAGGTTCATCAATATCTACACCAATGTAAGATTTTACAAAGTCTGATTTTGTTTCTATTATAGCATGATAGAATAATTGTAAAACATAACACTCACCACAACCGAGTTCTAATATTCTTATTGGTCTACCAAGTTCTTTAACTAGAGTTTGAATTTCTGAAATAGCTCTAAAGTATCTACCAACATGCATTAATTCATCTTTTCTAATTGCAAAGTTGCTAAATGCAGAACTAATATTCATTCTTGTATTCTTAGAATCATTTACATTAACTTCTAACTTACTTCTTTCTGATGACATTATTTCCTCCAAATTTATATGATAAGGGGTATTTCTACCCCTATACTTGTACTACTTAATCTTTATTCTTCATCCCAATCTTCATCATCTTCAAACTCATCCTCTTCAGGCTCTTTCTTTGTAGGCTTTTTTGAACTTTTTTCTGGTTTTGAAGCAGTCTTACCACTAGCTTTTTTCTTTTCTTTTTTCTTAGGTGGCTCAGGTTCATCTTCTTCATCATCTTCGCCAAAGTCATCGTCATCATATTCTTCTTCAGGTTCTGGTTCTGGAGCTTTCTTAGATTTCTTCTTAGGTTCTTCTTTTTTCTTAGTTGACTTCTTAGGTTTTTCTTCCTCTTCTTCGTCCTCATCATCCTCGTCAAAGTCATCATCTTCTTCATCTTTATCAGTAGTCTTAGATGCTTGTAATTTCTTATAACCATCAATTTTAGCTTTTGCTTTACCTTGATAGTCCTCATGGATAACTTCTACAATACAAGTTTTCTTTTCTATTTTATCTAAGTCAATAACAATTTTACCCTCAGATTTTAATCCTATTGCTTCAAGCAACCCTTTAATCTTCCACATAGCTTTTTCAGTTATTGCTAAAGTATCATAAACTTGAGCACCCTTAGATGAACCCTGAAGAACTTTTAATTTTAAATTAATAGTATCATTTCCTGCTTGTGAAACACCCTCTTCCGCACTTATTATTTGTGCCACATGTTCACCTATACCACATTTTACAAAACTTTCTACACCTGTCATATCCGCTTTAATTTTTCTTGCCATTTTGTTTTTCTCCTCTGATTAGTTTTATTATTTTATTATATGTTGGATTGATAACCAATGTTGGTAACTTAATTGATGCTGGTTTTTGTGTTTTAACCCAATAATAAGGGTTTGGTGCTAAATGTATAGCATGTACATCTACAGTCTTTGTACTTCCGTCTGGTTGCTCTCTTTCTTTTTGTATTACAGTACAATGAATACCATAGTTTGACATACCCTCAAGATATGTTCTAGCACCCTTACTTACACTTGGTCTAATGTCAGGCATGATTTCATCTTCCATACCCTCAAAACTTTCACTTACCTCATGGCAAGTTAAAGCAACAATTTTATACTTAGATAACTTTTGGAATAATCTTATATATTTTTCGGTATCTGTCTTTAAATCACCCCACATTTGTATAGTTACTTTCTTATTCTTTTGTACTGCTTCTTGGTCTATCCATTCATTAACCACTAAAGAAAATGTATCCAGAACTATAGTTTTATAATAGTCATCATTTTCAAGTTCTTCTGCTAAAGTAACTAATTGTTCTGGCTTAGTTATTGGGATAACCATAATGTCATCACTAGGTTTAATAGTCTTAGTACCATCATCACCTATTTGTAGGTATAATAAAGGTTTAGGAAATGTTGATATTAAATTTGTTTTACCACTTCCTGACTTGCCATATATAACCCAAAGACTACCATGCTTTACTTCTGATATTGGTATTGCACTGTCTAAAATTCCCATACTTAGCTGTCCACCTTTTCACTTGCTACCTTTTTTATAGTTTCCAACATTGCATCCAGCACAATACGGTCAATAGTAGTAACTAAACTATCCTTAATTATTCTACTTAGTGTCATGTATTTTACAGCACTCATTTCACCACCAACAGTTATACCAGTTTCAGTACTACAAGCGTCTTCCCCATCTTTAACTATCATAGCTAATCCAAATCCCTCAACTTCTTGGTTTAACATTTCTTTATTGCTTTCTGTATTAGTTATTACTATCTTCAACATGTTCTTCGTCCTCCTCGACTTCTTCTTTTTTGGTATAATTCTTTTCTTTCAAATAGTTTATATCAGCACCTGTGAATTCACCATAGCATATATCATAATAATTACACCACCCACAATCCCTTGTAATTATTTGCTTTTGGTCTTTATGTCCTTGTTTAACAATTATTCTTGCTGTATCTCTAAAATCTTCCCAAGTCTTTTCTACCATGGTTGGTTCAGTATCAAGCATGTACCTAAAAAAGAAATTGCTGGTATTTGGTTTGTACTTATCTGCAACAGCTAAAACTTTTTCATCTGTAATATCATGCTCTTTACAAGCTCTTAACCAACTATAAGACGTTATACCTTGATTTTGAGCTTCGGAAAGCCTGTTAGATTTTTCTAAAAATACTGGTGTCTTAGCAATATCCGACTTGATAAAGTCCCATTTTATTTTATCAGGCAAAATTCCATATAGTAACTGGACAGCCTTGCTATATAGACAGCCTTGAGGGTTCATTATCATAAAGCTTACTTTAGGTGCTCTGCTAAATGTTTTATGTTCACCAACTATTTTACCTCCACCATAAACTTCATCAATCACACCAACAAACATTACTTTCTCACCATTAAGTTTGCCCATTGGTATGTCAAATCTTTGTTCCGTATCTTCAGGGTAATCTTCCCCTTTCCATACCTTTTGATAATCAAGAAATACAGTCTTAAGGTTATCTGGGTAATCATACCCTAACACTTGTTGCTGTCCATCTTTTAAATCATTAAATATGGTTCGTATTTCTTTCATACGCTTTGCCAATGCTTTTTTGTCTTGTCTGATTTCTAACAAGCTGTGAAAATCTTTACCAAACGTCAAAGGTCTTACAATTGTTTTCGGTCTTAGTTTTTCTTCGTACCTTAAATAATGTTGCTTTGGACATTTAAGGTAACTGCTTGCTCTACTGTAACTAATTTCAATAATACAGCATCACCTCTATTCTTTTGTGACAAGGACTTGCAACCTTTGAAATATTTCTATTTCAGCCACATTACAGGAAAGTTTCAAAGGGGTTGAACCTTTCCTGTGCTCTGTGTTTGTAAATAATAACTATTTTTATTCTTCGTCTTCAAAATCTCCGTCGTCTTCTAACTCGTCTTCAAAATCTTCTTCTGTATCTTCTTCTGGTGCAGGCTCTACTTTTTTCTTACCTTTTCCACCTTTTTTAGCTTTTGGTGTTTCTTCTTCGTCTGCGTCTTTTTCAACTTTTTTAGCTTTTTTATCTTCTTTAGTGTCAGCTTTCTTATCAGATTTCTTATCAGATTTCTTAGCTGGTTTAGTATCTTCTGCTGTTTTATTATCTGCTGGATTAACTGATGCTATGTTAGCATATTTTTCTGATTTTGCATCTGTTTGTTTACCAGTTTCTTTAGAGAAAGTCATTTGAGTTCCGTCTTTCTTAGCTACTTTAAATGCTTTTGCATTTGCAGCAATTACTTCATACTCACCTAATTTCATTCCTGTAAACCCTTTAATATAAACCTTATCACCTTTTTTTACGTCTTTGATTATAAACTTAGCCATTTGTGTTTCCTCCAATTATTTTATTTTTTATGTGGTTATCCACGACATCATACGTGCAACCTTGGAGAGTTATGAACACGTATGACCGTTTCGACTATTTACCAAATAGTCATCATCAGGTGGAAGTGGTCTTGTTGACCACCCTCTCATTATAATTGAAATGTTTAAAAATGTAAAGCATTATTTTAAAATATTTTAATTTATTTTAAGTGTTGTAATCACTTAAATTTCAATACCTTTGCCCCAAGCACCAACAGCAATGTCGGCAACAAGGGGAACTTTAAAGGACACATCAAAAGTGTCCATTATTTCAGGATGAGCCATTATTTTCTTGATTTCTACAACCATATCATCTAAACAGTCTTCTGGCATATCCATTAGAATTGAGTCATGCACAGTACCAACAATTTTTAAGTCAACTTCTTTTTTAAATTTTCTGTTTATTTCTGTAGCTGAACTTATTAAAAGGTCAGAACCTGTACTTTGTACTGGTGTATTAATTGCTCGTCTTACAGCACTACTACGTTCCCACTTACTTTGAGAATAAATTAAGGGTAAACTTCTGAATCTACCAAATCTATTAGATACACCACCATTTAATTCACACAGATACTCCATATCCTTGTGCCAATCTAATAAGCGTGGATACTTCGAGAAGAATAGTGCTTTGTATCTTTCAGCCTCTTGTAAATTAAATACTTGACCATAATTATCAAATGCATAGGATACGAAGCCTTTTGCTGACATATCATATACAAACCCAAAGTTAACTGGTTTAGCTTTACTTCTTTCATCATAAGTTGGCTCTTTACCACCGTTTAAGGTCATTGCCGTCTCAGTATGAATATCACCACCCTTTTGATAAACTTTTAGCATATGCTTTTCATTTGCATAGTCTGCAGCAATTCTAAGTTCTAGTTGTGAATAATCTGCCTCAACTAATATTCTACCCTTTGGTGCAGTGAACAAACTTCTTAAAGCTTTGTCTCTTGGTACTTGCTGTAAATTTGGGTCTGAACAACTTGTTCTACCTGTCATTACATTTGTTAAGCTAAAGTGTGAGTGTATTCTTCCTGTGTACTTTGCATACTCACCCCACTTGTTTAAAAACTTTGTGTTAGCACCAGTGTAGAATTTATAATCAAGTATTGTTTGGGGCAATTCATAGCCTTTGGAGACTAATTTCTTTAACACCTTAGCATCACTTGATGGTACACCTTTCTTAGTTAATTTCTGTTGGGGTAAACCCTCTTTATTAAATAATACATCTGATACTTGTGCTGGAGAATTCCAGTTAATATCATATTGACCTTGTAATATTTTATGGTATTCTTTTTCTTTATCTTTGTAAAGTTTCTTAACTTTTGAAAGTGCTTTTTTATCTAAGTAAATTCCATTTCTTTCTACGTCTCTGTACATTAAATAAGCTGGTTTTAATAATTTCTGATAAATTTTCTTTTGTTCGTCTGTCATCTCATTAGTAAAGAAATTAAAGAGTGCCCATGTATATTTTACGTCATAACCTAAATATTCTTTGAGTTTATTGATATCACCATTACCAAGTTTTGTTTTCTTGTCAATATCCCAATTTGGCACTCCAAGATAATTCTGAGCCATATCTTTTAAATTATGAGGTGCTGATAAATCATACGCTGTACCCATCAGCATTATATCATGAGTTATTGGTAATTTTAAATCCCAGTCGTATTCTATAAATAATGTGTCAAAGTTACCATTTTGCCATATGGTTCTAACTTTATACTTTTTCAACTTCTTAATCATTTCTACAAATCTATCAATATCATCTGAATTAGAAAAATCATATAAGATAATCTTATCTAATGGTGTATTAAGTTCTTTAGCCAATCCTACACCAATGTAAGTAATTTTATCTTCAAACCTGCTCAAACCTGTAGATTCAATGTCTATTGTTGCATACTTGTACATACTATTTCACAGCCTTGTCTAAAATATTTTTACCTTTTTTTGGTATAAATAAATGTGTACAACCATCATTATAATTTCTTGATGATGTGTAGTTTGTTTGTGGAAAACACATACCAGTACCATCTAGCTTACCAGCATAATTTCCACAATCTTTACACTTATGGTTTATTGATAAAGATAAAGATACTTGTAATTCCTCTAATGTTTTAATAATTTCTGTAAACTTTACTTTATCATCCCCAACTTTGTATCCCCCACTAGGTTTATTTTTCATCTGTTTCTTTAAGGAACTAATTGCTAATTCAATAGCTTTTCTATTTGATAAGGTCATCGTTCTTTACTCCTCTTAGTTTTAATCCTCTCCAACTTGCTTCTCTGTTTTTAGGGTTTCTTGTATCTTCATATTGCATTGAACGTAACCTACGCATAAATGCTTGTTTCTTATGTGCTTCACGTTCATTTTCTAAGCAATACTTAGCATAAGCATTGTATAAAGCTATCTTTGGTGCATAATTGCTTTCCCCCTCATCACATTTATCTGTTAAGAATGAATGAATGCTATCACTATCTTTCCTTAAACCGTCAATTAATAGTGTAGATAATTCTGTTTCGGGTATTGTTTTTATTGGTAATAATCTTAATAAATATGGTATGACACTTTCAATACTTTCATCGCAGCATAATGCATTAACATATTCATCATTTAAAAATAATTCGTTAGTCATACTTAGTATTCTCATACGCTTGTAAAAAGCATTAGATTTTTCTTCTAATTGCAATGGTAATTGGTTAAAAGAAAATATTAGCTTTGCAAATGGTATGAAGAAAAATGGTTCTTTACCTTTTTTCTCGTGCATTATTTGGTCTCCACCAGTTATCTTCTTTAAATTTTCAATAGAAGAAAGTGGTAAAGAACTATTATCAGCACATGAATTTAATAACCTATTATAAAGTTGGCTTGGATAAAATCTTTGGCTTAATTCGTGCATTGATAAAGCTGAGGTATTACTTTTACCCACCAAATTTTCAAAAAATCGTATTAACACAGACTTTCCTGTATTAGATTGACCTGATAAAATCATAAATGTTTTTAATCCAGATTGTAAAGTTATGCAGTATGCCATATATTGCAATATCATTTTCTTATTAGAATTATCAATTTTAGCTTTCTGCATAAAATTCCACAATTTTGTATCTTTAAGGTGTACATAATCACCAACATTATGGGGTACTTGTATTGTTTGTAAATATTTACTATCATGAGGTAACAATTTTCTATTTTTAATATCCCAAACACCATTCTTAAAATTTACTAGATTTCTATCTGCATTTAATTCTTTAGCCTGCCTTTGTATTCTATGGTCATCCACAACTAATCTGTAAGCCTCCATAATACGTGCCTGCGTAATCATATTATCATTGTTAATCATTTCCTTAATTGTATTTCTAACTATTGAAGAAGCCTCTTTGTATACACCCTCTTGATATTGGTAGCATTCACCACCAATTACAAATATATCGCCTTTATTTACAAAGTAGTCATTAACAGCTCTGTAGTTAATTGAACTTGGATTTCCCTTTGCATTATATAATAAGTAGGGGTTGTCACCAACATCGTTGGCTTCATACTTCTTAATGTTATCTAATATCCCTTGCAATTCTCTTTTCTTCATAGGTTCTAAAAATATGTCTGTATTTATTAAGTTACCAATTTCTTCTATTTTGTCGTTGCCTGCCCCTCTGTTTTTAAATGCCATTAGATGTGCAAATAGAGTTGCATTTCTTCCATCACCCTCTTTTAATCCTAACAGACTTTCTTTTCTGTTAGGCATTGGTGTAAAATTCATTGGCATTTCTATTATCTTATGTACTTTGTTGAATGCCCTACCCTCAGTACCAAAAGGTAATAATACATAACCTTTATTAGCACATCGATAATCACATTTTAATCCAAATGGTAGTACCATACCAACCTTTTGTGGTAGTTCTCTATCATCTCTAAAATATAAATGTATACCCTTGTTAGTTCTGCAGATTAGAGTTTTTAAACCAAGTTTCTTTACAATATTTATTGCCTCTTCTTTACCCTCATCAATATCTACAACAATATAGCCTGTACGTATCCACCAACCAATTGTACCACCATTAAATAAGTGTGTCTCAGCACTCTTTAAATCTACAATTGCACTATCAATTCTCTTTTTCTCTATACAGCGTACATAACTATTTTGACCTAACAAGGCATCAAATTGCCTTAAATCCATATTATTTTACCTCACGGTCAATTGTAGTTTGCTCCATACTTTCAGATTTTTCAAGCCATCTACTGAGCCTTTCTGTTTTCTTTTCAATTCTTGGGTCAATATCATCAGTATAACTCAATTCAAATATATTAACTATATGGTTAAGTACAATTAAAACATCAGCTACCTCATCAACAACTTTCTCTTTTAATTCCTCAATAGCTTTATCATGTTCTTCATATCTTGGATACTTACACAAAATACACGCTAACTCATTTAACTCTTCAATAGCAACCATTATTTGGTTCTTGTTTCCGTATGTATCCCTTGCTTTTTGTAATACTTCCAATATGCTTCCATTCATACTGTTTCCTCCTGTTAGTTATTACACAATAACTTTTTGTGTTAGTTCTTGATGTAATCTTTCTTGTCCTGCTTGATAGTATTCTTCAATTAGATTGATTGCCTCTTCATAAGTTATATTATTATTTATGGTAAAAGCTTGTATACTTTCTTTTATTGTCATATTATTGATACTCTCTTTCCCCTGCAATCATCCAACAACCTATAGTACCGTCTTTTAAAACCCATGTACATTTACCATCTTTATATTCATTGCATTCCTCACACATTATTTTTCCCTACCTTTCTGTATCATCTTCTATCCAAATTTTAATCCATGTGTGCTCTATTCCTGCAGATTCTAGTATTCTTGAAGTCTGAGGTGATATTGATTGTTCTCTACCATATATTACAAATCTGATACCACTTGCAACTATAGCTCTGGCACATGCTTCACAAGGATATCTTGTAACATAGATTGTAGCACCATCTGTAGATACTCCGGATTTTGAAGCATTGCAGATTGCATCAACTTCACTGTGTAAAGCTCTACAATCTTCTGGATTTCTATGGTTCTTGCTGTCATCACCATACAATTCTATTCTTTGGCAACCTTGTAGATAGCATTTATCTGGTATTGCTCTGTTAGCACCCAAAGATATTATTTTACCCTCTTTTACAATTATAGCTCCAACTTGTACTTTTTGACATCCTGAAAACATCTTAGCATATGTATTAGCTAAGTTTAAGTAATTTTGTGCATTATCTCTTCTCATTTGGTTATCTCCCATTCAATTTTATCTCCACATAATTTTAACTCAGGCTTTTCATTTATCCCTGCAATATTAAGTAGCTGTTCATACTTATTAAATATGTATATTAAGTGTTGCCTTTGTTCTTCTGTACAAGATATTTTCATTTGTGCCTCCTATTATTTGTTTCCTCCATGCTTTCAGCATCTTCGCCTTTGTAGTTATTAAAACCAATACAACTTAGACATTCACCATCCCAACCATCATCTGTATCATTGATACAATATTTGCATTGTATTTCTTCCATACCTGCTTTACAATCACACTCACCATTGTCATAAGCTGGCATATTATTGGTAGCACAATCAGACATATGACTATCAACTTTTCTTATTAGGTGTCGCTTTTCTACAAGTGATTTCAAAGCTATGAATGCTATGTTATTTTCAAGTAACCCACCTTGACATTCATAATTGCAAAATTCCAATTGTTCAATAGCTTTGTCTGGATTTTGTTTGTAATAGTTTAAGTCTTTATTATACATTCTATTTTCCTCCTGTGATTTTTAGTATTATTTCTTTTATAGTCCTTGGTGAAATATCTCTATCTGTATATAATCCACCAACAGCTATCATTGTATCAGTTGGTACTTTATTCTTTAACCAACATATATCTATTCCAAACACATCTTTTGTTAAAGACACTACATTTATTCCTGTAGCCTCTGGTGCTGGCATAAAGTGTAAGCATTCCCCTGTCTTAGAGTATTGACATCCTACACAACCACCTACTCTAAAGCCTTGGTCACCCTTTTCAAATAACGCTTGTACTATCTTATTTTGTAACGCTCTTGTTATCTTATGAGTTGCCCCCATAAATAGCCATGTTTGTCTTGGACTTTCTTTAGTCTTTGGTGAATATTCCATATAATCATCATACGCAATTGATACTTTAATTATATACATACTTTTACGCTTCTTAAGTTTATCAAAGGTTTTTACTCTTGGTGGACAACAAGGTCTGCAATTATACTTTATACAAGGCTTATCATGAGTACACCAATTTCTAACGGTTTCTAAATCTGTAGTTACGTGCTTCATTACCCTTTCAGCTGTAATCTTTTGTATTTCTATTGTGACTGGTAAATTTTGCTTAAGATAAATTTTAACTCTCATAATCTGAATTCTCTTTCTCTGGATGCCCACAGTCTTCATTACAATCGTGTTTACACTCATCACATCTAGATTCAATAACTGTCTTTGGTGCATAATTAATTTCCTTAATGTGTGATGCTATCATATCAGCTGTATGTGTCCAAAACACATTTGGGTATTTATGTATAGCTTCAGTAAATTTATTCCAATTTTCTTCTTTATCAAATGCTCCCATATGCCAACGAATACACAGTTCCTCCTCTTCAGTAAGTGTAATTATGTCTTTAAGCATTTCTACAGATTTTTCTGCGTGTCTTTTATCATCTGAGTAACCTTTGTAGTACTCCTGTTTTGTTTCATCCCAATAGTAAGAACCTGTTTTACAGATATCATGACCCAAACCAATTATTACAATACTTTCTACGTCTTGCCAATTTAAATTGTGTCTAATTGTTAATAGCCTTAATTCATTTACGACATTCCATGAATGGTCTTTCAAACCACCCCTATATGAGCCATGAAATCTTGATGATGCTGGTGATGTGTTAAAATCTGTTTCTTTGTGCAAATACTTCAATAATTTTGTTATCCTACTAGACATTTTTATTTCCTCCTAAGTTTAGTTTGAATCCCCAGATTGCATTTTGGGAAAAGTTCTTTTGCTTGGTACATGTTTATTCCACCTTGTAAACTTTATGCTTGCTAACACCACCTTGTATTGCTTGGGTGATATCTTCGACGAACACATCAATCTTTTTTCCCTTGATTAAACCTCCGGTATCTTGTGCTACACCAAAACCAATACCCTCAATATACAAATAACTTCCTAATTGTATTTCTGTTGGGTCAACAGCTATTGTAACACCCTCTCTTACTCTAGCACCTGACTTTGTTATGCCATATGCTGAATGACCTTGTATCTTGCCTGTACTTTCGTATCCTGCTGTGTAATAAGTTACCTCAAATTCTCCTAAGTCTACTATGCCAAAAGGTGTCTCTTCTTTTATGTAAATATATTCTGTATTTGTAACTGGTATATATCTTGTTGGTATTATCACTTCTACCTCAGCCTTTTCATTTAACATAGCATGTACTTCATTAATTTGTTTCCATGCTGGAATAGTTATTAAAAACACACCCAGCACAATACAAATTAAACTTAACTTAGTTCTTCTTATCATCTGTAGCCTCCTATTTTATTGATTTACAACTATTAAGTAAGTACCCTTTATGTAAGGGTACTTATGTTAATCGTATTTGTTATAGTATACATACACATTTGTATTATTGTCTCTTTTATCACCCATAAAGATATAATGGTAATTGTATTCACCCACATCTTCACAATATCTTAATGTGGTTATCTCTTTTGTTGTAAATGTTGTAATAACTTCACTATCATATTCTTTGGTAAACCAAAAGCTTTCAGAACGATATATCATGTGCAAGGTATATGTTCCTGCCTCTAATTCAATACTATGTTCAAATGTTGTTGTCATAGCATATACTTGTGTTGTCATTAAAACTGATATTAGTATCACTATAGATACTATTGTTAATAATTTTTTCATTTGTTGCCTCCTATTATTTTATTTTTTATATTAAACTAGAAAGCTTCTATATTAGCAAGCTTTCTGTAATTCTTGTAAGCCAAAATGATATTTTCCTACATTACCATCTTTAATAAAGTCTGTTTTAAAAGTTCTTACTGTATCTTTATCCATTCCTTTGAAAACAGCTATTTCAAGTATTTCCTTAAGTTCCATACAATCTTCAAGTTTCTTTATTGTCATTATACATCTGTATGAAAATGTTGTTCTAATACCGTTTTCTTTAGAAAATCTTCTTAAACCTCTTATGAAGTTTACAAGTTTATCATCACCCTGTGCTAACATTAATTCTATATTTTTATCATAATCAAATTTAATTACTACAAATCTATCTAAAGTTGCTTGGTCTAAAACTAATCTTCCTGTGTATAGTTCGTTTGCTCCATTACCAACTGTATTTCCTGCTGATACAACTCTGAAATCTTTATGTGCATCTACCCTACCTACTGGAAATTCAAAGTATCTATTTGCTATTGCTGCATTTAAGAGTACTAGAACTTCTGGAATACTTGCATCCATTTCATCTAAGAAGAATAATCCTCCATTTGTAAATGCTTTGTAGAATTCTGTCTCGTGGTAAGTTCCACCTGCATCTATGAATCCTGTAATCTTGTATTCTTGTTGAACTGAGTTTGTAAAGTAAAAAGTAAGTCCTAAGTCTTCAGCAATTTCTTGTAGTGTGAAGTTCTTTCCTGTGCCTGCATCTCCAACTAGGTAAACTGGAATATCTCTTTTTATACAACTTTTAATCTTCTCATACTTTGCGTGTCTAATCTTTCCTTGAGGTGTTACAGTTCCTATTGCTCCTGTAGTTTCTGTAGAAGTACCATCAGGTGCTACTACTGTGATGGTAACTCTTGATGGTTCAACGGTCTGGTATTTAATGTTTTGACTATCTGATATATAGTACATTGCGTCTCTGAATTGAAATCTTAACTGTCCGTTTTCCAATTCCCAATATCTTCTAATGTATTCAACTTTATTATTTGAAGTGACTTTTAGATTGTTCTTGTCTATCCTGACAATGCTCAATATAATGTTTTCTAATTCGGTTGTAGTTAATTCTCTTTTAATCATTTTAACCCTCCAAGGTTTCTTTAGTTTATTTTCGTTCGTGTGTTTCTCAACTACACTCATTATAATTCAATCTTTTCAGAATGTAAAGCATTATTTTAAAATATTTTAAAGCTACTTATTTCAGTAGCTTTGCAATAAATTGTTCTGGATTGTCTATCATGTGTGGTAAAATATATTCATCTTTTTCTGCAACTATTGGTACTGGATATCCGTAACCTCTACTGTAATAACTTGTGTTAACTTCTTGATGTCTTTCTATGAATGCAAATAGAAATCGTCTTAACATTGCTGGGTGTCCTAATGGGAATGCTAATTTGCTAAAATTCATTCTTTCATCTGGTTGCTTAATACAAAGCTTCATTTGTATTTGTTCATTATTAGCACCTGTACCAAGGTAAATATTTAACTTTATTCTTAATCCACCAACTTCTAATGCTTGAACTATTTGTAATGCTTTAATAGCTTCATCAATTATCTTAGTTTCTGACCAAGAACTATCATACGTGATGTCTTTTGTAATAGTTATTACTTTTTTCTTGACTGGTACAAACTTTGAATTAATCATAGCTGTTGGTATTCCATTAAGATATCTTGGTACACTTGCTTGATATCCTGCCATACCATATACTGGCATCTTTCTTTGTCCTTGTGCCTGTACAGTATTACTAAGCTTAAGTTGTTTCTTTAACTTTTCACTATCTGGCATCCAACCATGCTGCAATAAATCTTTTGCTTCATCTAATGTGTTTGTTCCTGACCAACTTTCACCATAACTTTCTGAACCCAAACTTTTATCTTTAAAAAATCTATTCACAGATGTCTCTTCTAAGTATGTTAAAAACTCTCCAATACTATCAAAATTACTTCGATGAATTATTGTTCCTTTATTAACTATCTTTGTGTATTTCATTATTTTATCCTCCAAGGTGTTAAGGCTTGTAAGAACCTTACATACTCATTATAAATCAATTTTAATTAGATGTAAAGCATTATTTTAAAAATATTTTAGATAAGAAAAAAGAGGGTGTTAACCCTCCATATTATCCTTAAAATGTTGCTCATCAGCTTTCTTAAATTGTCTCCAAGCAATTCCCCTACTGTCTATATATTCATATGCTATGTAAGTTATACCATTATAATTAAACTCAACATATACTGGATTTCCGTTTTCTGTGGTGTAATGAATAATTTCTATCTTTGCTATTATGAATGGTTTCCACTTACCACTTTCTTTTGCTACCCTTTGAGCCATTCTCTTACAGTCTGCTTCAATACCATAATATTTCATTAGTCTTCCTCCACAATAAAAGTTCTCTTACGTTTTTCAACCAGTTTATCGTATGCTACTGATACAGCGTCTGTATTGTTGTAACCGTAATTATTAATGAGTAAAGTAACATAATCCCTTGATTCTACATCCTTGTAGCATTCTGCAAATATTAAGTCCATTTCTTCCTTTGTGTATTTGTTCAAAGCTTTCTTTTGTATTATAACCATTTGTAACGTCCTCCAAAATTTTATATGTAACTGGCTGGTAACAGTCTTTGGCTACATTAAGGGGAATTTCTTCCCCCTACTCTGTATTTATATTGTTGTTTGTTGTTCTGCTATTGTAATGTAGTTAGCAAATTTTACGTTTTTAGCATTTGTTTGTGGTTTCTTAAGCTCGTTTATTGATGCAAATGTTAAGAGTCCTTTTTTACCATCAACTTCATATGTCTTGTTAGTTAAGTTCATTCTTGCTTCATAGTTACCTAAGTTCATTCCTGTAAAAGTTCTCATGTTAACTGTTATTATCTGCGGTTGATTATTTGTGGTTGTGTGAACTTTGTATCCATTTGTATCTAAGTTAGTTGTATTAGCTTTTAGCCATTCAATTCCTTTGTCTGTAAGTGCTGTTGTAGAGTTTGTAGCACAATTTTTATCTGATGGGTCTGATTTTTCTTTTGTAGAGTATAGTTCTAATAATCCTTTTTTACTTAATGATGCAAGAACTCCACGTGCTTTCTTGTTATCCATTTTTACATTGTCTAATAAAACGTCTGTCCAAAGAACTGATTCGTAACCACTTTCATAAAAGTCATCTTGTGGTATTGCTCTCATTATTTCTTCTTCAAATTTAGTTAATTTAATTGTCATTTTGCTGCCTCCGATGCAGTTTTTAGGATATCTGCTAACCTATAAATTTTTATACCTTAAATTTTTAAAAGTTTGTTTTCAATTTCTGAAATTGTAGTATCTGGTGAACAAACATATATTACTATTGCTAATTCGTGTACACTTGCACTTTCTAACATTTCAAAAAGTTTCTCGTATTGTGAATTTGTTCCACCTGTAAAATAATTATTATTGATACAAAAATTTCTCATTTTATTATAATTTATTTTTATCATTTTTGTTTCCTCCAAGGATTTGTGTTAAGGTCGTGTATTGTAACCACCTTACATATTCATTATAAGACTTAAATTAAGATATGTAAAGCATTATTTTAATTTATTTTAATTTATTTTTTAGGCTTAATGTAGGTTATGTATGGGAAATAATCCTAAGTGTAAACGTCTTAGTGGTATGAGTTTGTATCGTGATCGCAATGAGATAAGGGAAATAATCTGCGTGCTTGGCAAGATTTGTGAGATTATTTTGAATTTATTGTGAATTATTTTGAAATTATTTTGTGAAAATGAAAAATTTGTGTGAAAAATGTGCAAAAAAAGATCGTTCAGGAAAGTTTATCTATCTTTGTGTGCTCAGAATTCGGTCAAAAGTCGGTGAAAATCCTAAGGAAATTTCAAATATTTTGGCAGAAGTCGGCGAAAACGATATAAATTTTTTCAGAATTCGGCAATACAAAATCGCTGTAAGATATGCTTTATATACCTATGGATTTTTCTTCAACCGACTTTTGATTTATTTATTATAATGAGAAAAATTAAATAAAGAAAGAAGAAAGAAATTTCACTGTTCAAAAGAACATTTTTAAAAGTCGGTATTTCGGTTTTACGTGTGCTTAGATTAGTTATTTGTATAGAGCTTGTACAAATTCAAAATTCGGTCGGAATTCGGTCGAGAATCGCTGTGTGGTAAACGCAGGGGTAGTGCAAGGTCTGTTTCAAAAGTCGGCAGTATCTTGATTTTAGGTAGGGGTAATGAAAACGATAATGCAAGGTGTTACCGACTTTTGAAATCAGAATTCGGTGGGGAGTGTCAAAAAGGATAACAAGATAGACGCTTTTTTCAAAATTCTTTGTTTTTTCGTCTGCAGGATGAAAACACTGATTAGAGAACTGTTTTCATCATGAATACTTTTGTTACAGTTTGTTAGGAACTGATATTTGATGGTGTGCTGGTGCTGGTGCATGTGAATGTGAATGTGGTGCGTAATTAGATGAATGAACAGGTTGTTCTCAACTATTAACCTATGCTATAATAGAGGAGTTATTTACATTTTAGGAAAAGTAGAATATAATGGTATTAAGATGCAAAATGGTAGTAAACACCCATCTAGCAGGAGAAAAGCACACAAATTAAGATAGAAAGGATGTGATTGTACAATTGATTACAGAATATAAAGAGAAAGCACAAGAGAAAAGTTTTTACAGTAAAAAAGTGCAACCACGACTAGATATCATACAAGGTTATGCAAGAATGGGATACGATAATAATGAAATAGCTGATAAGATAGATATTTCCCCAGTGACTATGAAAAGATATCTTGATAACGAGGATGATAGATATGACCCACTAAGATACTCTTTAAAAGCTGGTAGGGAATTAACTGATATACTGGTAGAAAACGCATTGCTTAAACGTTGTTTAGGGTACAAGTACAAAGAGATAACTAAGGAACGTAAACTACAATCTGATGGTAATTATAGTTTAGAAATTACAAAAGTAGTGCAGAAAGAAGTTCAAGCAGATGTTGGAGCTTGTGAATACTGGTTAGAGCATAGAGCAAATAAGAGATGGCAAGTTAATCCTATTGCAGAAGCAAATGAGAATTTAGCAAATGATGCAATACTTAAGATATCAGATTTAATTAACAATCCAGTACCAATACGAGAACCTGAAGACTTGTATGAAGATTTAGAAACAAAAGTAGATACTAAGCCTAAAGATGAAGAAAAGATAATTAAGAAGAAAAAGAGGAAATTCAATGATTAATTATTGTCCTTTGGACATTAAACAGGCAAACTATTATAGAAAAAGTCTATATTGTTGGTTAAATGTAGCTGAGGGTGGTAAGAGAGCAGGAAAGAACATACTGAACATTATGGCATATGCAGAGACAATAGAAAATCACCCAGATAAAATACATCTAGTAGCAGGAGTAACAAAGGCTACTGCAGAAATGAACATAATGGATAGTAATGGTTTTGGTTTAGAGCATTATTTTGAGGGAAGATGTTACAGAGGCAAATACAATAAAGTAGAATGCTTATTTATTCAATCTAGAACAGGACAAAAGGTAGTGTTAGTTGCTGGTGGTAAGGATAGTGACAGTTACAGAGCAATTAAAGGTTTTAGTTTAGGTAGTGTTTATATTACAGAGGCTAATGAGTGTCATCACACTTTTGTTAAAGAATGTATGGACAGAACAATATCATCAAGAGAAAGAAAAATATTCTTTGATATTAATCCTAAGCCTCCAAAACATTGGTTCTACACAGATATATTAGATTATCAAGACTTATTATACAAAGAGGGTAAGAACAAACTTTATAACTACGCACACTTCACACTATGGAATAATCAAAGTCTAAGTGATAAAACATTAAAGACTGTAATAGCAACATATGATAAAAGTTCTTTATGGTATCAAGCAGATATACTTGGTAAGAGAACCTCAGCTACTGGCAGGATATACACAGGGTATAGAGCTAGAAAAGTATTAAAGAGTAGAAAAGAAGTAGCAGATATGAACTTCTCACAGCTTAGTATTGGTGTGGATGTTGGTGGTACAGATGCTACTGTAGCTACTTTAAATGGCTTTACAAAAGGCTATAGAGAAGTTTGTTTGGTAGATGGTTATTATCATAAGCAAGGCAAAGAAAGCGGTTATGACCACGCTAAATACGCTAAAGAAATTGTTTTTAAGGTGCTAGAGTGGATAGATATTTATCCAATACTTTATGCATCACCAATATTTGTAGAAAGTGCTGATAAGTTATTTAGACAAGCACTAGCAAACGAACTTAAAAGGCAAGGACTTCTAAGAATAACAATAGTACCAGCATATAAAATTGATGGTATTATTGATAGAATAAGATTAACAAACATATTAATTAATCAAGAACGTTTTTTCATATCTGAACATATGCTACCATGGATTGAGGCTTACGAGAATGCAGTGTGGAGTGATGAAGAATATGAAAAGGGTGAATGGGTCAGGGTGGATGATGGTAGTTACCCAGTTGACTGTTTAGATAGTACTGAATACGGAATACAACCATTCAAACCACAACTATTAAGAGGAGGTGCATTTCAGTGAGTTGGATAAAGGATAAGATTAAGAGCTGGTTAGAAATTGAACACGCTAATAACAACAATATCTATATTATAGAACCTTTTAATTATGATACTTATGTAATGAAAAACAACATCTGGTACAGAGGTGATGAATTTGAGTTACAACAGTTATTTTCACAAATTACAGATGAAGTCAACAATGGTACATTCTGGTCAGCTACTAGTACAACAGGTATAAACTTTAGAAAGATACATAGTGGATTGCCTAAGATAATTATTAATACTTTGGTTGACGTTGTAATAGGTGACTTAAATGAAATTAGTATTGATAATGTAGAAACACCTGATGGTAAGAAAGAAAGTAATGAAGAAATAGAAGACCTTTGGGAAGAAATAGCAAAAGATAATAGCTTTAGTAACCTATTAAATAAGGCTATTAAAACAGCTTGTGTAAAGGGTGATGGAGCATTTAAGATATCTTTAGACCCAAGTGTAAGCCAATATCCTATCATTGAGTTTTATGATGCTGATAGAGTTAAGTACAACTACAAAAGAGGTAGAATTGATAGTATTGTGTTTGTTACTCAATACATTCAAGGTATTTCATCTTACATTCTTGAAGAAACTTATAGTAAAGTAGGAATACAATACAAACTTTATAATAAGAATGGTGATGAAGTTAGCTTAGATATGGTAGATGAAATTGCTGACTTAGAAGATGTAACCAATCCAATAGAATTTCAGAAGATTATGGCAGTGCCATTAATGTTTGAAGAAAGTCTTAAATGGATAGGTAGGGGTGAAAGTCTTATTGGTGGTAAAAGTGGTGCATTCGATGCATTCGATGAAATTGTATCTCAGTGGGTAGACGCACTAAGAGATGGTAGAACTACAAAATATATACCTGAAACAATGTTACCACACAATCCAACATCTGGTGCTATAATGAAGCCAAATAGTTTTGATAATAGATACATTAAGATAGGTAGTAACTTAGCAGAAGATTCTGAAAATAAAATAGATGTTGTAGCAGGAGAAATTAATGCTGATGAGTTACTAGCAACCTATTGTACATTCTTAGACTTATGTTTACAAGGTTTAATTAGTCCAAGTACACTTGGAATTGATGTAAAGAAATTAGATAATGCGGATAGCCAAAGAGAGAAAGAAAAAGTTACTCTATATACAAGAGGTAAACTGATAACAGTATTAGAAACTGTAATACCACAATTAATAAGCACAGTTTTAAATGTATATGAGGCTGATAAACAAATAGGTGTTGAAGACCATGAAGTAAGTATTACTTTTGGTGAATATGCTAATCCAAGCTTTGAAGCTGTTGTAGAAACAATAGTAAAGGCTAAGACTGGTGGAATAATGAGTACCGAACAAGCTATTGAAGAAATGTATGGTAGTACTTGGTCAGACGAAGAAAAAGAAGAAGAAGTTAACAGACTTAAGAATGAACAAGGTGTAATAGAAATGGAAAAAGACACTATGAAAGAAGACTTAGGAGGTAAGAATGATGAAGATACTATCAGTTAATGGACATTCTTATCAAGCAAGTGAAAAGATTGTTGAAAATACCTTAAGTATTGTAGTTGGTGCATGTAAACAAAGAAAGTCTAATATGATTTATGCAATACAGAAGAAAAATCATGTTGACATGGTACAACTAAAATATGATACTAAAGAATCTATGGAAATAGAAGTACAGAAATATCGAAAAGATGGCTTTAAGGTATTTAGATGTAGTTTTGGAGTGTGATTTAATTGGATGAATACAATATATCCCAGATAATAGCTGAAATGGAATTAGAGCTAGTTAAGAGCTTAAGATATAGCATAATGGAGGGTAATTGGAAGACAAATAAATTACAGTCTATAAAAGATTATCAAAAAAGAAATAAGAAACTGTTAGCTAAGTATAAAGTAAGTGATAAAGTTAAAAAATCTTTAGAGCAAGCATATAGTGATGGTGGTGGTAAAGTTAAAAGAGACCTTGAAAGAATTATGAAAGACACTAAAGATGATAATTTCTTTGGTATTGATGATAATAAACTAAAGGCTTTAACTACATCAACTACCAAAGATTTTAAAAAGGCTGAAAATGCTGTACTAAGAACTATGGATGATGCTTATAGACAGACAATATTCAAAACAGAAGTAGAGTTAGCAACTGGAAATGTAACACTTAATCAGGCTATTGACAATTCCACTAAAAGTTTTTTAGAAAAGGGTATCAACTGTATTAAATATAGTGATGGTAAACTAGTAAATATTGCTTCGTGGTCAGAAATGGCACTTAGGACAGCTAACAGACGAGCTACACTAAGCGGTGAGGGTGCTGTTAGAAAAGACTGGAAAATACACACAGTTTTAATTACTCAATATGGTGCATGTTCTCCTATTTGTTTACCGTGGCAAGGCAAAGTTTACATTGATGATGTTTACAGTGGGGGCAAGAAAAAAGAGGCTGAGGAAACTGGTTATTCTTTGCTATCAACAGCAATTGAAAATGGTCTGTTCCACCCAAATTGTAGACACAAGTCAAGCACGTTTTTTGAGGGTGTTTCAAGTATCCCAGAACGCATGCCAGACACAACAGAAGTATCGTTACATGAAGCAGAACAAAGATATAATGAAAGAAACATACGTAAATATAAAAGGCTTGAAACTGGTTCAGTAGATGATACTAACAAGCAGAAATATGGCAATAAAGTATCTGAATGGCAAGCTAAGCAAAGAGCATTAATACGTAAATATCCTAATGAATTAAGAAGAGACTACAGCAGAGAACAAACAAGAGGTGTAATAAATGTAGACACTGTAGCACCTATAGTAGAAAAGATTATTAAGAAACCTGAAACGCTTAAAGAGAAAGTTGACGCTATTAAGGCAAACATTAAAAAACTTGATGATGAGTATCAAAATGCACCAGAAGAAACAAACTTAATAAGTTTAAAAGAAAGTGTGTTGCAAAGAAAAGAGGTTCTTACAAAACAAGCTGGTAAGCTGGTAATGGATGATTTATCAGTAATAAAAGCACCTATTAAAGTAGAATTAGAAGAGGTACAAGAAAAAATTAAGTCTTATGGTTTAGAGGAACTAAAGAAAAAGAAACTTGATATAAACAAATTAAGACGTGATTTAATTTCACCAGAAGAAATAGGCTATAAAACTACTGAGGAAGCTTTTAAAGATTATCTTGATATTTCAAATAAAATTAATAAAATAAGTTTTGATGATAATTATGTAGCCTTAGCACAAAAGCAGTATGAATTAACAAGTAACTATAATGGTACACTTACTGGTAATATATCTGAATTAAAAACTAAATTATCAGAAGTTAGACCTGTAGGAAAAGGTAATAACGATTTAAAAGTACACCTTAATAGTAGTCGTTCACCAATGCGAAGTGTAGTTGAAGAGGCTTATGACTGTTATCCAACTGATTGGGTGGATAAGTCAGTAGTAAGGGGTAATTTAACCCCAAAAGCTGTAGATAGAGGTTTTTATAGTGATTGGACTAATGAAATCGCTATAAGTGGTGGTTCAAACAGACATGCAAGTTTACAAACAGCAATACATGAACTTGGTCATAGATATGAGAAAGCTGTTCCAGAAATTAAGGATGCTGAAAAAGTCTTTTATAACAGACGTACAAAGGATGAAACATTAGAGTGGCTTGGTGGCGGTTATGATAAGCGTGAAGTAACTAGATTTGATAAATTTTTAGATGGTTATATGGGTAAAGATTATGGTGAAAGTGCTTATGAGTTAGTATCTATGGGTTTTCAAATGGCTTACACTAATCCTACAGCACTGTGGAAAGACCCAGACATGGCTGAATGGATATATGGAATATTAACAACCTATTAGAGGAGGTACAATGGCAAAGATAATAGCAGTAGGAATATATAATGGTGTAACTACTAGACTTGAAGTAATAATGAAGCAAGACAAAGCTACAATAGTTATTAAAGATGAAGATGAAGAAATAATTAAAAGAGTTCAAAAACGCTTTGACGAAAAGCTAATTAACATACCACCTATTGGTGGAACTTATTACCCAGCAAGTAACAGTTTACTTGGTGCTTATAGTGTACTGCAAAGTTCATTCTTTGATAGTAAGCCTACTCAATTAACTGTTATTGGTAATATAGGTACAATACCTTTTAAGAAAGGTATTGTTTATTAAAAGCAAGTCCAAACACGAGAGGTTGTATGACTTTAAACTCTACCTCACGGACTTAGTCCGACTGGACTTTAAATAGGAGGCAATAATGAACACAGAATTACAGGAACTAGGAACAAAATTTATACTGCCACTGAAGCTACAATATTTTGCTGAGGCAGGAAGTACTGGTGATGATACATCAAGTACTGAAGAAGATGACTCAGATGATGAGGAAGATGACGACACGGATGAAGATGACGATAAAGAGGATGATTCTGAAGACGATGACGACACTAAGAAAAAAGATAAAAAAGATAAAAAAGACGATAAGAAAACAAAGACTTATACACAAAATGAAGTAGATAGGATAATAAAGAATAGACTAGCTAGAGAGTTAAAGAAACAAGCCAAGGCTAAAGACAAAGATACAAAGACTACAAAAGTAGCAAAGGACACTAAAGTAGAAACAAAGGGTGATGATGGTGCTACTAACAAATTATTGGAACAAATGGCTAAAATCCAAGAAAAGTTAGTACAATCTGAAATAAAATCAGCCTTAGTAACATCAGGCATTGACCCAGATAAAGTGGGTAAAGCTATGAAATTGATTGATATGGATAATATCTTAGACGAAAACGATGAGCCTGATATGAAACTACTTAGAAGAGAAGTAAAGGAAATAATTAAAGAGTTCCCAAACTTAAAAAAGGCAACATCTTCAGGAGGTTTCAAAGTTGGTTCTGGTGATGGTGGAAAGGTAGATACCAAAGTCAATTCAGAATTATCATCAATATTTGGTAACATGATTAAAAAATAAAATAAGAGAGGTAATATAATATGCCAAATACAGTTAATTATGCAACTAGGTTTGAACGTGACCTTATGCAAAAGTACACAAGAGAGTTAGCAACAGCAGGATTGACTACTCAGAATGTAAGATTTATTGATTCAAAAACAATCAAAATACCATTTATATCTATGGATGGCTACAAAGACCACTCGAGAAATGGTGGCTTTAATGCTGGTTCAGTATCAAATGACAACCAAATATTTACATTAGCATTTGATAGAGATATTGAATTCTTTGTAGATACAATGGATGTTGATGAATCTAATCAAGTATTAACTGCTGCAAATGTTACTAATACATTTGTTACAGAAAAAGCAATACCAGAAACAGATGCTTACAGAATTTCTAAATTATACACTGATTTTGTATCTGTAGAAATTGGTGGAGTTCAGGATGTAACTGTAATAACTTCCGCTAACATCTTAACCACTTTTGATAAATTCATGCAAGAAATGGATGAGGATGAAGTACCAGAAGATGGTAGAATTATGTATATTACACCAGCAATTTCTACATTGTTAAAGTCAGCAATAAACAGAACAATGTCTACTGGTGATACTAATCTAAGTAGAGTTATTACAAGCTTAGAAAATGTACAACTTAAGAAAGTTCCATCTGGTAGAATGAAATCAGCTTATAACTTTACAACTGGTTTTGTACCAGCAGTAGGTGCTGACCAGATAAACATGTTGCTAGTTCACCCTAAATCAGTAATAGCTTGTGATAAACATTCTTATATTAGACTTTGGGCAGAGGGTACACACACTAAGGGTGATGGTTGGTTGTATCAGAACAGAAAATATGGTGATTTGTTTGTAGTTAAGAACAGAAAACAAGGTATTAAAGTAAACGTAACAGTAGTAGCATAATCTAATTGGAGGTAACATATGAGAGCACAAAAGGGAAATAGACAGTATGAAATAACATCATCTCAAGCTGATGGTTACCTCAAACAAGGCTTCGATGTTTTCGGTGAAGACGGTAAAATTATAGAGTACGGAACAGGTAAATCTGTTCCTTACTCTGACTATATGGAAGTCGTGAATGAGGTACAAGAGCTTAGAGCAAAGGTAGAACAAGAAGATGATGGTGAATTATTTGAAGAATTAGAGCTTGAAAATGAGGCTCTAAAGACACAAATTGAAGAGCTTAAATTAGAACTAGAGACATTTAAGACATCAAAAGCTAAAAAGTAGGTGATTTAAATGACACCATATATTACTTTAGTAGAATATATAGCTATAAGTAATAAGAATTCTGGTATGACAAACATTATGTTGCTAGAGGCTAGTTTAAAAGTTGATTTTATGACTTTAAATAGAACAGGTGATTTGTCAGAACTAACAACTTATCAAATAGACAGAGTTAAGATAGCAACAGCTTATCAAGCAGATTATTTATATGAAAATAGTGCTACATTTGAGCAAGAAAATCTATCAGGCTATAGTGTGTTAGGTATGTCAGTTAGTTTTGAATCCAAAGATTATTATAATAAAAACCATGTATCTAAAAAAGCTTATGAAACTTTAATGCCTACTGGTTTACTTTGGAGAGGGGTGTGATATTATGGTATTACCATTCCCAGACCACTTATTAACCACACCTTGTACAATTATTACAGAAAAAACTGGGTTGTCTGAAGATGGTTATGTGGAGACTGGTTCTTCTTGGTCAGGAAAAGTAGTTTTTAGGTTGAAGACAAAAAGGGTACTAGACGCAAATAAGCAAGTTATTACCTTAAGTGGTGAGATGCTTCTCAAAGGCGTTATTTTACCCCTTGGCGTCGTTTCAAGTGGTCGTGTAACTGTTTACCCCAACACAGAACGTTCGAGAGAATTTAAAGCACATTCTGTATCTGAAAACCAGAACCCAGATGGCTCAATTCACAGCACGTACTTGGAGTTGATGTAAATGAAAGTTCAAGTAAAATTGGATGAATACAATATTAAAAAAATTGACATCAAAATATCCACAGCTTTGCACCAGACAGGAGATGCACTATTAACAGATATTTTAAGTGCACAAGTAATACCATATGACCAAAGTACTATGCAAAATGACCAAACTTTTGTAGATGCAAGTAATATAGATAAGGGTGTAGTTGCTATAATTTCAAACACACCTTATGCAAGAAAACTATATTATCATCCAGAATATAATTTTCAAACAGTAAACAATCCCAATGCACAGGGTAGGTGGTTTGATGAATGGGTGGTAGGTAATAAAAAAGAATTAAGCTATAAGTATTTTGTAGAAATGATGAAAAGGTTGGGAGGTGTATTGTAATAGTAACTACAAAACAATTTAGGGATTGGATAAAAGCTAATCTTACTGACTATGGTGAATGGTGTGGTATAGGAAAAATGGATATAACTAAAACAAAAGCCATTTGTGTTTATCCAAATAATAGAAACCAGAAATCAATTTCCATAGTTGGTGGTGTTGGCTCAATTGGTTATTATGAAAGAAACTTCCAACTACTTCTACGTTGGGGTAATATTTTAGATGAAGCAGAAACGAAAGCAAGTGAGTTGTATACTTTATTAAAAGACACCACTTCCACGATTTCTAGCCTCAAAATATGCATCTTGGTGCAAGACAATGAACCCATGTTCCTTGGAACAGACAGCAATGGTGTTTATGAATATTCAATTGATGTAAAAATGTATTATGAAAACAAATAACTTAGGAGGTAACAAAGAATGCCCGGAACAGGTGTATTTCCAGTAAGTAATATAGTATTTAAAATTGGTATTTTGGGTATACTGAGTGTAGAACCAGCAAGTATGGTAATAATAAAAGACATGGAAACATTCAGTATAGCATTGGATAATGGTGTAGAAGAATGGACACCAATGGATACTGATGGTTGGGTAAGACGCTTAATGACAGCTAAGTCAATGACCGTATCTTTAAATGGTAAAAGGAATTATGGTGATGCAGGCAATGATTACGTTGCAGGATTAGCATATAAGAATGGTCAGGGTTGTAATACAAAGGCATCCATAACATTTCCAGATGGTGGTGCATTAGCAATGAATTGTGTTGTTAATGTAACAGAGGGTGGTGGAGATAGTACAGCTGTTGAAGCGTTGTCTTTTGAGATGATGTCAGATGGTAAACCAACTTATACACCAGCAATATAATAGATAAATAATGGAGGGTAATAGCATGGCAAAGATATATGCAACAGATGGTAAGTTATTGGTGGAAACACCTCAAATTCAGATAGGTGACAAGCTTTTTGCAGTTGATAATAGAAAATCAAGCTATGATGCAATGCAAAAAGCTGTAAATGAAAATATTGAAAAAGATTCTGGAATATCAGATGAAGATTTAATCATAAAACATACCTTGGGGGATAAGCAATTCAAAGAAGTCAAAGCAATGGACTTGTCTGTAGTTGGTTACATGAATTTAATCATGTATATACAGGCATCAATTCTTGACATAACCTTTGAAGATGCACAAAAACGATTTCAAGGAAAAATCTAAATCTGCAGAAAATTGTTATGATATGGAATTTGACAAAGGTTTAATTGAAGCATCCTTTGCCATGCAATATGGCATAAGACTTAGCTACGAGCCTGATATTACAATATCTGAGTATTACAGACTTTTAGTAGGAATTATGCCAGATACCCCTTTAGGTAGAATAGTTCAAATTAGAATGGAAAAAGACCCAGACACACTTAAAAAATTTGGAGAGTATGAAAAAGGGGTAAGAAATGAGTGGTTATCATTTAAAGCTAATTATAGCAAGAAAGAGCAACAACAAACAGATGAAGAAAACTTAAAGAAATTACAGAATATGCTAAAATCACTATTTAGTTAGTAGAAAGGGGTGATGTTATTGGTAGAGGGTACAAAGGTAGGTAGCGTATTTTTTGATATGGCTTTGAAAAATAGAGATTTTAGAAGTAATATCAAAAAAGAAGCAAGCTTTTTAGAGGGTTCTTTTGTTAAAAGTTTTGCTGGTATTGGTAAGGCTGCAGCAATTGCTTTTACTGTTAAGGCTATAATAAATTTTGCAAAAGAGTCTATCAAGTTAGGTTCAGATTTAGCAGAAGTGCAGAACGTTGTTGAAGTAACTTTTGGTAGTAGTTCTAAAATAATTGATAATTTTGCTAAGACTGCAGTAACTAAGTTTGGATTAGCTGAAAAAGCTAGTAAACAGTACACAGGTACAATGGGTGCTATGCTAAAATCTATGGGTTTTGGTACTGGGAAAGCAATAGAAATGTCTATGGCAATGACAGGACTAGCAGGAGACTTAGCTTCATTTTATAATTTAGATACAGATGAGGCATTTGCTAAAATAAGAAGCGGTATTAGTGGTGAAACAGAACCCCTAAAACAACTTGGTATTAACCTATCAGCTGCTAACTTGGAACAATATGCATTGACACAGGGAATTAAACAATCCTACAGCGAGATGTCTGAACAGAATAAAGCTTTATTGCGGTACAATTACTTAATGAGTGTAACATCTGATGCACAAGGAGACTTTGCTAGAACTTCAAGCGGTTGGGCAAATCAAATAAGAGTAGCAAAATTACAGTGGGATAGTTTTAAAGCATCTATGGGGCAAGCGTTTATTGTAATATTAACACCTATTCTTAAAGGGTTGAATGCTTTACTAGGTAAATTAATTATTGTTGGTAATGCCTTTAGAGACTTTGTTTATAAGATTTCTGGTAAAGATGTTGGTGCTATACAAGCAAATGCTAATGGTATGGCTAATAGCATGGACGGATTGACTGGTTCTACTGAGGACGCTTCAACTGGTGTAGATGATTTAGGAAATGCTACTAAAAAGGCTGGGGAAAAAGCTAAAAAATCTTTAGCAAGTTTTGATGAGCTTAACATTTTATCTAGTAAGATAGCTGATTCTACAAGTGGTATTGATAAGGGTTTAAACCTTGATAATACCAACACTGAAATATCTGGTGGTAGTATTGTATTTGCTAAAGATGATGTTAAGCGTAATTTAGATGATATAAATAATGACTTCAATATTTTCTTTACAAATATTAATACTAAGCTCAAAGATTTTGCATACGCTTGGATTAAACCATTATTTATACCAGCACCAGTATTTGGTAAGGTGGCTAATCCTATATGGCAACCAAATTATGGTTTACAAGGTGCACCAGTATTTGTACCATCACCTGAATTTGGAGAACTTCCAAACCCTATATATTTACCAAACTGGAATATAGCTGAATCTTTAGAATTTGCTACAAGTAAAGCATATAACACTTTTACAGTATTTTCAACGTTTTTAGATGCAAATGTAGCAATGTTAGTATTTTCAGTTGCTACAGCTTTTAGTGTACTAAAACAAAATGTTATTACAAGTTCACAATTAACATACGAAAGTGTTGCTATAAATGCTCAGCAGATGTATCAAGTAGTAACAACAAACGCAGAAAGTATGAGATATCAAGCATCTGAGTCAGCAAGAAACATGTCTGTTGCAATATCAAGTTCAGTATATGGTATGGCATTAAATGGTATAACAAGTATGAATACCTTTTTTAGCACAACTTACGCTAATTTATCAACTTGGGCAACTAGTACTAATATAGCTATTGCTGCGTGGGGTACTGGTATGATACAAACTACGGCAAATACAGCATCAAGAATGGCTGAAAGTTTTGTAGATGGTTTAAAATCTATGTGGCAAAAGTTTAAAGAGTTTGCATCAGCTACTGGGGAGAGGGTAAAAGGCTCGTTTAGTGGTTCGATTAAAATGTCAATGCCAAAGGGTGTATCACCAGTTGGTGTAGGTATAAGTGCTCTAACTTTACTAAAAGGTGCTTTGAGTATGCCAAAGATGAATTTTGGAGCATATGACAATGGTGGTATTATAAGTCAACCTACTTTGGCTTTAATGGGTGAAAAACGTAAGAAAGAAGCAGTTGTGCCTTTAGAGAATACTTCATTTTTAGATACCTTAGCAAACAAAATAGCAAGCAGTATAGGTGGGCAAAGTAGTAAAAATGGTGATACAACCATAATAGTAAAAATTG